CGCATATTCGGACCTTGGTCTGTGAAGTGGATATTGAATCTTGTTAAAGGATTCTTTTCCACGTGCTCTACAATTGCCGCACCTAATCCTTGTTGAACCCATTGAAATTCAAGGGGCTCACAAGAAATTAGGCGAGGTCCGCGTGAATCCTTCGGCACAAGTAAAACTTGTGCAAAAGGCTCACAGTCCACTAACCCATCGAGTGATGGGTACGTATCAACAACATGTCCCAAAGATGCACAGAAATATGCATCAAAAGGATATGAACGTTGAATACGGCTGTTATAACGCCGAAAAGTCCACTTCTCCCAAGCCTTCTCTTTAGTAGAGACGGCACCGGGACCGTGGCACGGTATTATATCAGTGGCGTCAAAGTTCGAAAAAAGCCTTGCAAGCTTCTTTCGCGCTTCACGAACGATAGATCCAAAACCGTCCATTTCAAACTGGGCGGCGAGGATCCCGACTTCGTCGATACGATTCGCAAGCTTTGTGAATCGATCGTTGAAGGGCACAATGTCATGCTCAGTTTCTATAAACTTTGCAATGACATTTTGTTCTAACTCAGGCGCATACGGCAGTTCAAGTTTGTAAAAAACAAACAGGAGCTGACGTAGTGCTTTGATGCTAGTCACACAGGGTAACTGAAGGACCCGACCGTCTGAAGAGAATACTCTCTGGAATAGTTCACCGAAAAGTTTCGGCAACTTACTGTTAGGAAGCGTTTCAAAACGCAAACTAGCAGCGTCCATAATAGTATTCTCGGCAAGCGCCTTATCCAGGTGCTTACCAAGACTGGGCAGGGTTTTCGTAAGAAAACCCATTCCTTCAGCAACGCATCGCTTCTCAATCTTTTGGATTGTGAGGCGGTACGCTGTGGGTGTAATCACTTGACTGAGTGACGTTTGAACGTCTCGCAGTAAGTGACCGAGGATTCGTTTATACGGATCTAGGCTCTTAGAGGAGGCCATATGGTTCTCCTTCCTAGAGCATGTGTCACCTACTACTAGTCTTCTAGCAACTAAGAGAAGGAACCCAGATAAAGAATCTGAGTTCCCTGATGTATTACCTTCAAGACACCAAAGTATCCACAGGATATATATCCCAAGGAAACTCTGGCCGTTAGCGCGGTGGTTTTAACCGCGTGACCGCCAGGGACCGGGGTACTAACGTTGTCCCTTATTTAATACAACTCAATTGCCAAGGAGTGGTCCAATGGGTATAGAATTGGTAACCAAGGGTTTAACCCCTTGTATATCAATAACTAACCTGTCGAACGCACAGGAAGAGAGTCCGAAAAGTCCTGAAAATATCAGAACGATTCCGATTCCCAACCGGGCCTTGACAAAAGTCTCTGAGAGGCTATTAACGATCTTACTTTTCATATATATGATAGGTAGG